AAGCTGACGTGCAGCCCATAACTAATTCAAACGGTTTTCTCCCTCATTAGTTATGTTTCGTTTTATTTTGGCAAAGTGTAGCCTTTTCTTTTCCTCTTTATTTAAGAGGTTTATGTCATTTTTCTTTGTATTAAAGAAAACTGGACAAGAGGTTTTTGTTCCTCCTTGTGATTCTTTTGAATCCAGGGTTTTAAAGCAATGTTTTATATTGCGAGTGAAGTACATTTGTGCTTATCCCTACAATTTCATTCCTGTGCTCTTTTACGACCTTTCAATTCCATCATTGTCCCACCTTCTGACTTCTTTTGAAGTCTTGAAAGTTGAGGCAAAGAAGGAAATGATTTCTGAGCCTGTTCCTGTTCCGTCTCTTTTTCCTTTTGTTGTTAGCCCTAAAATTGGGGTTTTTCCTAGGATAGATGAAGATTGGTTTACTCCTTCGTTACCGGATGAAAACCCTCTTATTTATTCTAGGGCGACTTCTCCAATTTTTGATCCTCCTGTGGATCTTAAAGCTAGGCAGAGGAAAAAGAAAAGGAAACATGACCTGTTTGATGTTCCTTTGAATCATGTCCCTGGAACTCTTGCAGGTTATCGTTATACTGTTCCTAAACGGTTCAGAGAAAGTTCCTTTGCTTCCATTGACATGACTTTGGATGCTGCTGAAAGGGACTAGAGATCTTTCCCTGATGATTTCTCGATTGAAAATGGTTGATCCATTAGGAAAGCTTTGTTTTCCAGGTTTTTCTATGTCTTTGTTCACTGAACTTCGTTTAAAATTTGAAGATTTCCTCTGGGAAGCAACAAATGTTTGGTTCCCTGAGTTTATAAGGTCTGCTTCCGATACTTGGGATGCAGCCTTTGATAAATTTTCGCCCTTGTTTTATGCTGAGCAGGTTCATACTGAAGCTTGGCTTTATGTTGATGGCACATTAAGCCAATATGAATCATCTGACCTTCCTCAATGGAGGGTGGGTCCAGATGATTATGATTCTATTCCTCCGATTTTGTTTCAATTGTGTGCTGAATGCACATCTTTCACGAATCCTTGTAAACATCTTGTATGTCAGGCATGTAAGGACAGTGGCCATGTTGATATGAGCCATGCTTGTCCTCATGCTGACATTTTGGATGTTGAAAAGATGTCTCGTGAAGAATGGGATAAGTATTTTGCATCTGGCCCTGTTCTTGAAAGGTCTTGGTATACTAAAGTAAAGTCTTCTTTCCTTTATGGTACTGAGGCCCTTCATAGATATAGATCAAGGGTCAAGCAATGGCGATTACGCAAAATTAAAGAAGGTTCCCCTATTGGTTGGTTCCTTTGGTTGCCTTCAGAATTGACACGCATTGTTGTTCAACCGTATGCTAAAGCTTATGGTTATGCTGTCTCTTCTCTTTTACGTGGTGATATAAAGACCTTTTATGATAAAGACATAGAACAGGTCTTTGGTATTCATGTTGCTGGGTTTTATACTTCTTTGATTCCTTCAGTGTCTCTGGCTTTTGCTGGTCATGCTGTTGGTGGGCTTTATTGGTACCTTTTAACTCAATCTTTATTACATCTTGGCGATAAATTTCACGAGCGTCAACAGACAATTAGTCTGCTCACTCGTGCTGCTGAAAGACAAGGTATTAAGGTAAAATTTGATTAGTCCTACACCCCTGATGATGTGACGAATGAAACACCTTCATGGTGTAGGGTGCCCGTGACCCAGTGATTATTGAACAAATGACCAGTAAGAAATCCAAAACTTCAGGTGAAAAGAAGGTGCCCAAGTCTTGGGCTGCCTTTTTAGGTGCTCTTGTTGTTTCCCCTTTTGCTCTGCCAATCTCTGCTGTGAGGTTTGGCTTTGTGAAGGTTCGTGCCTTTTGGCAAACTCCGAAAGAAGAAAGGTCTTTTAAAGATCTTTTTGCTTCTCTTGGAGCTGCCTCTGTAGGTGTTTTGGCAACTGTTGGTGCCGTGTTCTCTGTCCACAAGCTTGTTGCTGTTAAGGCAGCTTGGGGATGGATTTCTTCTACTGTCCTTGTCGGAGGTTTTTCGACGGGTGCAGATAGGATTCGGGAATATTTCACCAGCCTTTGGCATGGTGATGTTACTCCCAAGCCAGGCCCTGTGCAAACGGAGCCTGATGATGATGTAACCCAGATTAATTTGGAAGATTCTAGGCTTCCTTCAGACCAAACGGAAGAGGATTAGATTCTCTTCTTTAATTGTAATGGCAATTGAGGACTGATGAGTGCCAACGAAATGGGCTTCAGCTCATCTCCTCATTGAGGACTTGTGTGAAATGAAACCCCGTGATTTTGCTATTAAATATTTCCATAGATCTAAATGGTTGCCTGTCCCAAAGTACATTCCTGCTGGGGCAGTTTTATTTAAGCAGGTTGCTGCTAATGTTTATGAGTCTGATGATAAACATGTCATCATATTGGACCCATTGGACACTTTATTTGCTGGCAAATGGTTTTTGTCTACAGCTTGTTCAGAATATGACCCTTCTGAAATGGAACAGAAGTTGGCCATAGACCAACCAGTTGCAGAAGCTAACACCATTGGTGATCTTCAACTTGCTGATCGCACTTTTTGGACTTCTTGTCCAAAGTGGCGTGATGCAAGGGTATCGCGAGTTTTCTTTTTGATTACTCAGGATAAGGAGGTTAACATTTTTCCTTGTTTTAAAGCTATGGAACATTTCTTCTTCCCTCATCCACAGCCTGGGGTTTATTTAAAATGTTGTCTAGCTTTAGGGATTTGGAAAATTGATAAAGAAATTAATTCCTTTAAGGACTTACCTCATTCCTTCCTCAAAACTTGTGGAAGTTCTGCTTATAATTCTGCGGCTGTTCTGGCTGCTTATAGGCGTTATATTGCTTCTTACAATTCAGAGGTTGAGGTTTATGAAAAGACTGTCTTTCCTGATAGTGTCCCAACTAAAAATTGGGATAATCTCAGATTAGACATTCCTATTGATAAGCCTTGGTATGAAAGATTTAAGGATTATTTCTCTAAATCTTTTGTTTATGTTAAAACTTGTAAAGAACCAGAGAGTTTTAAAGACAAGCTTACCTATTTATATCATAGGGTTTTAAGCTCTTTTGTTTATTGGTAGTCAATGGCCCCTGATGATTTGACGATTGAAACAGGTTTACCTGTAGGGTCCGTGTTTTGTTTATTGATCATGTGGTGGTTTCTTTCCTTTTGGTCAATTTTAGCAATTTATGTCTTTTTAGGGTTTCTTTTTGCTGTTGCCCCCTTCTTTCTCTTTGAAACAGTTTTGTCTTTGTATGGATTTTCATACTTAGGTTTACTTGTTTCTTTTGTGTCTGGAGGGGTGTTATGGACCTTGGTTGACTCTTTTGCTTCCTATCTTCTTTCGAAGTTGGAAGAAATGGTCAACATTGGTGAAGCTGATGATGAAGAGGTTAAACCATTGCGTGATTTCCTTAATTCTATTAAGGACAATCAATTTTGGGTTCGTTTAACCTTCTTTTGCCTTTTGGTTGCCTTCTTTATGGGTTTCTTGACTAAGAAGACTATAAAGAATTCATTTTTCTTAGTTAAGTTGACATTAATTATTGTCATTTCTTTGACAGCTTTAATGTTTGTTTCTCAAGCTCTTTATGTTAATTTAGAAGCTATCCTTATCACAATCTTTACAGTTGTGTTGGGTACTTCTTATTCTACATATGTTGCATTTTCTGAGGGGACAGATTTCAGGAAAAGCGTCCTGGCCATTTTGGCCATGAAAGCTTTAAACCAAGCTTATTATTTAGGCTTGATTAATTCCAGGTATCACGTCTCTTCAGGTAAATTTAAATTTTCAAAGATTTATAAATCTATGGTTCTTGTCACCGCTCAATTTATTGAGGGTGTCAGGTTACCTCAAATGTTTAGATCCCCTGCTGAAATTAATATGTCAGCAGAGACAGCTTTGAGAATTGAAGAAACAGTTCAAGGGCATCTTGATTGGCTTACGTCAATTGGTTATCCAATTGGTGTTGAGGTCACTGAAGATGAGCCTGTTCTTGGTCTTCTTGACGGAAAATTTGATAGAAACTGGTTGGTTGCTGGTTCCAATTGGAGAATTTTTGCTCCTCAGTTGAAACTTTATGCTCAACCTGAGTTTCGCAAATTTCAAGTTCTTGTTGATGAATATCGAAACTCTTTATCCTTTGCCAATCATGACAATCAGTTGAAATCAATATCAAGGTATTTTGCCGATCCTTCTGTTGATTTTCCTCTTGATGACGAAGCTTTGGAAGTGATCTGGGATGTTGTCAAAGATATTTTTGCCAACAGTCAGATCACTCCAGCTTGGTACATTTATAAGCAATGGAATAAAAAGTTTAATGTTGGGGTTTTTACTGTTGAGGATAAAAGAACGCGTCATGGCGGTTTCATTAAAATGAAACGTCGTTCTTGGATTCAACGTATTACCCCAAAAGGGGTTGTTGAAGCTTTTAATAATTTCGTTAAGTATGGTCTTGTTTTTGATACATATCAGCAATTCTTTACTAAACGAGAAGATTTAAAACCCTCAAAATGGATGAATGATGTTGTTCGCACACCGGTTGCTGCTGCTCTTCCTGAGTATGTTGCCCAAATGGTTTTATCGGCGTGGCCCAATAAAAGATTTTTGTTTGATAAGACACCTATTAAGTTAGGTATGCCTATCCGTGCCACGACCTTTGAAACGATCTGGAACGCACATTCTAGATTTAAAAAGCACTATGCTGGTGATTGCACAGCTTTTGATTCGACAATTGTCGGTCAAGTCATTGTTCTTGTCAAATCCATTCGCAAGAAAGGATTCGAGAATCATCGTGACTTCCCTGCAATTTGTAAAGTGATAGATCGGATTTATGATTCAATTGAACATGGCCGTTTAGTGTCAGCAAATACAGGTAATGTGTATTTGAAAGGCACTGGTCTTTCAACTGGTCATGCTTCGACTTCAACTGATAACTCTCTTGTCATGACTTCTCTTTATTTGGTGGCTTGGAAAGCTTTGACAGGGCGTTCTGCTAAAGAATTCAAGTACTATAATGAGTTGTCATGTTATGGAGATGACCATTTATTGTCAATAGCTGATGATGCTCCTGCTGTTTGGACTTGGAACAATATCGTTGGTCTTATGGCAACATGGGGTGTTCAGATGAGAGAAGAAGTTCCTTCAAATGGATATGGGGTACCTTTGGAACGATTAATGTTCTTAAGGAAAGTTCCCAGGAAATGTGATGGTGTCTTCCTTGAGGAGTTCTTGGAGGAATTCCCTAATGAAAGACCACCCAATTGGGTCACTTTACATGATCCAAAGCCATTACTTGGAAAAGCTATTACTAGCTTAACAACTAATGATCCTTTGTATCGTGCAAAACGACTCCAATCTTTTATGTACTTGTGTGCCCATAATCGGACAACTTATGATTATTTTCATAAGGCCCTCGAAGCAAATTTTACGAGGTATCCTAAAGTCCGTGAACAGGTGGGCAAGTACACCCCTTCATATGGTAAGGTTTTAAGGGTATGGTACAAGTCTGAACTTCCAAGAGATATTGTGGAATTGGATTCAGACATGGATGTTGAATTTGATGTCAATGGTAGGTCTCCAATTGTTCTATATGGCTCTTACGGGCTTTTAGAGCAAACATTGAATTTGATCTCAAAGATACCTGATATTGTGACACCGGCTTTAAGAAACATTGGACCTATCAATTTCATTATGAAACGTTTTGGTTCTTTGTTGTCTTGGCCTAAAGCTCTTATTGGGTTTACAAATGGTTGTAGGAACAAAGGGCATTTGGAGTCTCTTGTTTCAAATTCCAGTTATGATTGGTTGAGTAAAGATGTCCCTAGCACTACATATGCTGGTTATTCTACTCTTCTAGTCAGACACTGGTTATACCATTTGCTTTGTGATTTAAAGCCTAGGTCTTTTTCCTTTTATATTCAAGGTTGGTTTAGTCTCTTGATTTCAGGCAACTTCCTTATTAATGGATTTGTTGCCCCAACAAGACCTAAATTCACATTGTCTTATAGGAATTTGGCTTTGGTTGTTCTTTTAAATTGGATTAACTTACCAGATTTTCAGATTTTTGAATATCTAAAGCTAATTAAAATGCCCGATTTCATTGGGTATCTTGATGATGCCTTTAATTCGTTCTTCAATTATATATGGTATGTTATGTTTCCAACATCGTTTAACGATGTTTATTTAGCTGTTAATAATTCACTGTGGGCTGGGACAAAACAGACGATTATTTCTGCACCAACAGGTAGTGGAAAATCTACTAGTATGGTGTATCAAGTTTATCTGTCTCAATGTTCTATGTCCATTAATGAAAAACAGGTTATAGTTCTTGTTCCACGAGTCATCTTGGCAACTGGAGTGTCCAAATATCTACAGTCTCAATTCCCTGTCATTGTTGGTTACGCGACAGGAGATGAAACTAAAGATTTGGACGCCTCAATTGTCTATATGACTTATGGATATTTTATAGCTTCTTGTTCTAGATGGTTTAATAGGGGAAATCTTTTCATTTTTGATGAGTTTCATCTAGATGAAACAGATGCATATGTTTTAAATGAGCTTTTGTCAAGCACATCTGAAACAGTTCTTTATGCGTCTGCCACTCCAAAACCTCTCAATTTGCCAGTTGTTGAAATTGTTGTTAATAGGTCATTCACCTATGATACAACGACTCTCAAAATGGGCAATGTTGATGTTTTCAATGGATATTTGGCCCTTATTCTCCAAATAGATCGTGGTGTCAACAAATGGATGAAACATTTGATCTTTGTTGACACTAGAAATGAACTTGATTTTCTGAAGGCCAATCTTCCGGGAGTTGTGGGTGTTATCAGCTCTTGGGAAAATCGGTTGACTTCTCAGGATCAGTTTATTTTAGCAACATCAACAGCAGATGTTGGTGTTACTATTCCTGATGTTGATATTGTTGTTACAAAGACTTTTCGATATGTCATGGGCCCAGAAGGTCTTGCTTATTATAAGCTACCTCCTGAACTCATAACTCAAAGGTCTGGTAGGACAGGGCGGACAAATAATGGTTATGTTTATTTGTGTGCCCCTAATGAAGCAACTGTTGTTCATAAGCAAACTTCTTTAGTAAAATCAATTGATGTCTTCAAGCAATTTGTTAAATTAGATTTGAAGGCACCAAAAGAATTATTAAAGAAGTTGACCTTGAACAACTGGTATGTCACTCATGAATTGCAATCATTAGGAAAAATGTTTATGGACACGGCAATTTCTTATGCCAATGATTCATACACTGGAACCTTAATGAAATTCATTCATGATGGTTTTATTGATTCTTATAAAATTGATAAGTCTGAAGAATTCGTTGCTTTAATGTGTTCTTTCATTGATTGCGTAAGGGAAGGAACTCCCCCAGAACCTTATGACGAAGTTTATCGTCATAAGGGCTCAAAAGGGCAAATGTCCTTTTATTTCTGGGGTCTTCCTTGGCATAATGTCTTCTCTGAAACCTTTCACAAGAAATTAGTGAAAGAAGTATCAAAGCAAGAACCTTCCGCTTTCTTTGAAGAAGCTAAATTAAGGCAACGATTCAATTTTATGTAAAGCATTATCTGGCTGATGAGCTGCGAACGAAACACCTTAATGGTGTACCAGATTCGTCTGGAAACTTTCTTTAATGGCAAAACCTTTAACGTTTTTGGAAATTGACAAATTGAAAGAGGTTCTCTCACCTGAACTAATTGTTGAAGGTGAGTTTATTGCTGATAAGCCAGACCATTTTAGGGTCAAACTTAATGGGTCACATGATCTTTTGATCAATCGTGACACCTTTAAGGATGGCCTTGATGTGTTTGTTTTTGGGAAAAAGTCTTCAACTTTAAAGCCTAACGATATCATTCGTAGAATGGTTCGTGCTTTGTGGTGGGAGGGTTGTTTTCCCAGCTTTCAAAACACTCATCCTCGTTTGAAGGTGCTTGGTATGCTTGATTCTTCATTGACAGATTTTTCCTGGCCAAAAGATTCTGAATCCTCTGCCTGGGAAAAGACTCTTGATGCTTTGATTATTCAAACATCTAAGTTGGAGTATGTGCCTTTACAACCTTGGTACTTGAATGTGTTGCGTGCCTTGAAAAGTGTTTGGTCTGACCTCACACCTTCAGGTCGCAACCGTGTTAAATCTTTGATCTGCACGATTATTAAATTGTTGCGTGATCAAGATTCAATCACTCAAGTTAAGAAGGTTGGTTCTTGGTTCAAGGTCTCTTCACGTTTTGATGCCACTCTTGATGAGCTTGTTCGGCACATCAATAGGCATCCTTCATGGAAGGGCCTTGTCATCAACCATTTGCTTGACATTCATGTCCTTTCAGACACTGAGTCTGAACCTGATGTTACTGCATTTTTATTGAATGAAGTCGAACAGATCACTTTAGAGATGAAAGCTGTTGGATCTTCAGACAATGAAATTGCTAATGCAATTGGTTGGTTCGTCCAGATGCGTCCTGAAGGGGCAAAGAGGGCTAAGGAACAAGCTCTTTTTGCTGCTGCAAAATTTAAAAAGCAGCAAGACCTTTTGGACACTTCTTTGGCAATGTTGACCAAGGAAAAGGAGGATCTCCAAGCCATTAGAACGAAAATGGAGGAGAATTTACGTTTGAAAGACTCTACCATTAAGAGCCTAAAAGAGAAAATTCGTGAAATTAAGAAAGCCAAGGCGGACAAAGCGTCTGCCAAAGATTCTTGGTTCTCGAATTTTCTTAATAATTTAAAGGGTTGGTTTAAATTACCAGCTCTTTTTAAGCTCTGGTAGTGTGGTAACTTATTGAAAGTGAGATGGTTCTCACAAAACAGTTTGGCTCGTTCAAAGCGTTTTTATTTATTTTGCCTTAAATTGGTTGGCGGTTGTTGCATATCCTAAGTCGACAGGTCCCAGTGCGAAGTCCCACAC